TGGGAATAATACACTTATCTTGTCTTTATCTAATCATTGTGCTTTAGCTATTTGTCTTTTAGCAAACGTTTTACTTATTTGTGGAGTAGATTGGTCTTGTAATACCATATCTGCTATAACTAATAATGCTTGTGCATTCTTTTGATTAATTACATCTTGTTCTGATTTACTTACAACAGTAACATCTATATTTCTTTAAGTATCAATGTCTTTTCTTTTAACCGTGAAGATTATATTACCGAAACTATTTTGTAGTTTAATGTTTTTCTCAGATTTATAATCAAAGTATTCGTCATATGTCTTTAACCAATATATCCAGAACTTTTTATCTCACCAACTATTAATCTTTGCATTTAATATAAGTTTAACATTTTGGTTTCTTTGTACTCTTTGGTTCTCTGTAGCAGTTGCTCTAAAATCTCATGCTCAACCTAAAGCTCTTTCATCTAATCATAAGTCTGTTGTAACCTGACTATCAAGAACGTTTGGCATATTGTATGCATCTTGTCATATCTGTGGTCTAGCAACTGGATTAATAGGATTACTATTCTTTCTAGCGTCTATTTTTACATATTTAGGTCAAAGTGTTCTTTGTCTTAATTCTCTTGGATTAAGTAAAGCATCTGTGTCTACCGTAAATACATCTCACCATGCTTCATATTCTGCTTTTATTCTATTCAAATTCAAGAATAGTTGTTTTGCTTTTTGTTTGTCTTCTACTATATCTGGAATACATATACCAAATGGGTCTGTCTTAAATGGTTCGTAGAAGTTTAATATAACTGGAAATTCATCTCAACATTCTTCTATTCTTATAATAAGAGTATTGTCGTTTCATGTTGTAATAAGATATTTCTTTCCTTTTATTGTTGTATAATGATTATATATCGAATATATAGGGTTTGTATCTATGTCTTTTACATCTTGTAGTTGTCTAGCATCTCATAACTCATCTCTTGTTTCTTCTTTTTCACTATCTAATTGTGATTGTAACTCATCTAAATTAAAATATACATCATCTGTAAGCTCTGCATCTGTTACTTCTAACTCAAATCAATGAAATCTATGGTTGTCTATATATCCTAAAGGGTCTGGCACCCAACTTAACGGGTCAATTGATTTAAATACTGGTACTTTTCTTTCCTCATCCCAGTAATCAAATATTCTTATACCTACTCAGTAAAATAGTCTATTCCATTGTACATCGTAATTAATTTGTGCTAAATTCATCTCTTCATAATCAAATTTAGCTAGATTATTTAGATTGTCTGCATACTCATCATCTCATAATTGTCTTCATGCAAAAATTACTGTATTCTCGTCAGTATAATACAGTGATAATAATGTTTGAATAACACTTCTAATTAATTTAACGTAAATTTTATTGTCTGTGTCCGATATGTTTTGATAAAGTTTTAATCTTTCTCTAAATAAATCTCTTTTTTGGTCAACAAAGTTCATTCAATTCTGTTTCTCTTGAACAACCTGTCTTAATATATCATCATGTGATACGCCTGGTATACTTTTCATGTATCTCTTTTTAGAATATAATTATTCCTACACTCTAATCTTAATATATGCAATTATACACACAAAATTTTATTATCAAAACTTTTTTATACAAGGTCACTAAAGTCTATATTTAGATTAATATCTACTCTTGGTTTTACTAATTGCTCATATGCAATAGCTGTATATCTCATAGCATCTGCTAAATGAGAATATTCGTCATGCTCAGGTCTATTTAGAAATACATCTCTCTTTTCGTCTAACTTTTGTCTATAATTTGTTAATGCTTCTATTAAGTCTATATTCTTTTCATCTATCCATACATTATTGAAACATCTTCTAACAGCATTTATTCAATCTATGACCTGTAGTTTTGGTAAAATATATACTTTATCACTTCAAAATAAATCTCTTACCGTTTCTAATCTACTTGCTCAAGTGCTTAATTCTCTTACTTCTATATCATGTGGGAAATAATGTGCAGTATAGTTATATGGTTTTTTATCTAACTCTGCTTTATAATATTGAAAACCTTCTCAATTATGTTGAATACTATCTATTATTCTTATTTCGTTACCGTTTATCTGAATAAATAATATAGCCATATAATCACTCATTCATAAATCCCAAACAGTATATACATCTAATATAGGGTCAAATAATCATGCTTTAAATCTTCATTCGTTTCTCGCTTGTTCTATTTCTTTTCTATAATATGCTCATTTAATAGCTGCATCAAAACTACATTCATATTCTTGATTATATTCATCATCTGTCATTTCTTGTCTTGCCTGTTCTATTTGTTCTTCTGTTAATAATTTACTGTCAGAAGCTTTTAATAATATTCAGTGATACTTTTCATCAGTTAAACTCTTTTGATATAATCTATGAAAAGCATTTCTTCCTTTCGGCGTTCATATCCATATAACCCATCAATTATTAGCATTTATCATAGGAAATACAATCTCTGAATATATTACATGAGGTTGTTGAGCATATTCATCAAATATAACTCATCTTAAATCTAATCATCTTAAACTATCTGGATTATCTGCTCAGAATAATCTTATCTTACTTCCGTTAAATAATGTAATTTGTAGTTCACTTTCATTTATAACTGTTTGTGGTATCTCTCTTGCAAACTTTTTTAATATATCCCATGCAATAGCTTTTGATTGTTTATATGTAGGACTTATATATCAATAAAAACCCTTAGACTGAAGGGCTTTATATAATACATAACTAATAGAGACTGTGGTTTTTCAGGCTCTACGGTGAACTACTAGTACATTAAATCTTTTTGCTTTTTTAAAAAACTCTTTTTGCCAATTTCTTAAAAATGATAAATCTACGTTTATATTCATTAATCAACATTAAAAGAAATATATAAATCTCATTCTATTTTTTGGTCTACTTCTTGTCTTAAACTAAATTCATCTCTACTCTTTCTTTCAAGCCATTCTTTACTTGCTTGGTAATTAGCTGATTGTATTTGTTTAATCCAATTAACTTTGGCTTGTATATTAGGTTTTCTTTTAAGTGTTTCTTTTCTCTGTCAAAATGCTGGGTTTTTTTCAATATATCTATATAAAGTCTTTGGTGATATATCTGCATATAAACAACATTCTTCATCTGTAAGACTGTTCATAAATCCTGCTTCTAATTTAGTCAGAACTTCAGGCGTTATTTTTTCTGGTCTTCATACTGACATATTAATCTAAAATTAATGATAAATCTATTTCTCTATTTAAACATTTTATTTCTTTTTTTCAATCTGTATAGTCTTTATATCTTTTTAGTATTACTTGTATGTATTTTTCATCTAGTTCCATTGTAAAAGCTTTTATATTATTTTTTTCAGCTCATATCATACTACTACCGCTTCCTCAAAATAAGTCTAATATACTTTTGGGCTTATGATTTAATATAGCTCTGTCTATTAGTTCAATAGGCTTTTGTGTAAGATGTAAGTTATTTTTTGCTTCTCTTTTTATATCCCATACAGTCACTTCATTATTTGGTCAAGCCCATCTAGGAGCTTTTTTGTTCTTAAAAGCATATATACAAGGTTCATGTTTACTTTTATATTGTGCTCATATTGCTCAGAATTGCGCTAGGTTCTTATTCCATATAATCCAATTTCTTACAGTGTATCAAGCATTATTTAATCCATTCATTACATCCATACTAAATCTATCAGCAAACCATAAATATAATGGTGCTTTTTCATCAGAAAACATAAAAGCATTTATAACTGGTTGTGCATACATATCTAACTTATCATCATTTTGTAATTTATCTCTTCTTTTATCTGTTGCATGTCATCAGTCATATTCTACTCAATAAGGAGGGTCTGTGAACACCATCTCTGCCTTTTCTCAATCCATTAACTTCTCTACATCATCTATACTTGTACTATCTCAACACATTAATCTATGTTCTCATAGTTGAAATATATCTCATTTCTCTACTATAATATTGTCTGATACTTCAGGTACCGTGTCTTCTATTGCTTCTTTATCAGGGTCAAGTGTTTCTATTTCAAAATCATATAATTCATTTAATTCAGGGTCTTCTAGTTCTTCTAACTCTAATCTAATGTTTTCTATATTATCTTCTGCTAGTTCTGCTATCTTATTGTCTAATAATCTATACTTTCTTATTTGTTTTTCTGATAACTTATCTTTTACTATAACATCTACATATTCATAGTCTAACATTTGTAAAACTTGTCTTCTACAATGTCACGCAACAATTACATCATGCTTATCTATAATAATAGGTACATCATATCAAACTTCTTCTATAATTTCTTTTAAAGTTTCTTTTTGTATTTCAGGATGTATCTTATTGTTTTTCTCGTAGTCTTTTAATTCGCTTAATAGTTTTTTTGTTAGTTCTATTTTAGCATATTTACCCATTATCTAAGTCGTTAAAGATAAACCATATAATTCATGCTGGTAGTATAGAGTATAGTCATGCATAAACTATTTGTCAAATAATAGCTTCTATTCAAGTATTTCCACTTGAGGTTATAAACATTATAGAAATTATAACGGTTAACAAGGTAAAGGTTTTTGTAAACATTATAGTAATCATTTATTTTTAAAATAATTATATTGCTTTGTGGTCATTTTTTCTGGTTTCACAAATCAATTGTTTTCTTCTTGTGGTTCGTATACGTTTTTTGTTGTAACTACTCTAGGTTTTTCTATTGTTTCTTTTTTAGGTTCTTCTTTTATAAGCTCTTGCTCTACACCTATTTTTCTATAAAGAGTTGCATCCTTCATAAAGTGTGAAGGTTTCTTTCCAAACATTTCTATATGTATTTTGACTGCTTCTGCTCTATTCATAATAAGTTATTAAATTATAAATTCTCTTCAATCCATTTAGCGATTTCTTTTTCTGAGAACTCTGATGCTGCTTCTTCAACAGCTTTATTCTTTTCTTCTAGCATATCTTTGTACTTTTCCTTGATAGGATTAGTAGCTTCTATTATTTCTTTTTGGTATTCTTCAAATTCTTTACTAAACTTTAATTCTATAGCTGACCCGTATGTTAAATCAAATTCAAACTGGTCTAACTCTAATTTATATTTCTTTCTCTTTATTCTAAACTCTATAGCTATATTACCAGTAGCACTATCTAGCTTTTGTTTTATATCTTTAGCGTTAGGGATTTCTTCTTGTATTATTTGTAATACTGTTCTTGCTTTTGTTTCTTCCATTATTTTATGTTAGGTGGTAAATCTAGTTTATGAAATTCTAGGTAGGCTTTTTCTAGCTCTACATTCAATTCTATTCAATATCAACGTTTTTGCAATACTTGTTCTAATTGTTTTGTAGCGTTTACGAATTGTTTGTTTTGTAATACCCTCTTGGTAAATTGCGGGAGTTCTTCTCTTGTTATATTATTCATTGTTGTGTAAATTACAAGTTAAACCCCGTTACTTATATTCGCCACAGGGATTATATGATATACCCAATTCAACTATATATGAAGTTGTATGAAAGCCAGAAACATGCGTTTACTGCAAAACTGGCCAATAGATATAGTCATAGGGCGAGAGTATTAATAATCTCAAAGTTCTACCTGCTCTGGTGTAGCTATATCATTTAAGTATGGTATGAATACTTCTGCTGCTAATACAAATATAGTAAATAATCATACCACTATATATATTACGAATAATGCTGCTTTCTCGTATCTTTTCATAATTTTATTCTTTTACATTGTAAGTATCAACAAATACATTTTTCTCATTTAACGTTCACGCATTCCATTATTTTTTTAAATGATATAATATATCTAATGTAAACTTATACTTATCTATTTCTTTTCAATTTGTAGCCTTTACGAGAATTAATTCTTTCATTATATCAATCTGTTTATCTATAAGATTATATATTTCTTGTTCTTTATTCATATTTAATTATTTATTCATAAACTCTAATTCACTTGTTTTGAACTCCCATACATCTCATTCATTTTCTGCAAAATCACATATTACATGGTCTATCTCTCATTTAATATAATGTATACTTAGTACTTCATATTCAAATCATGTTTTTTTATCTCTAGCTTTCATTTTATATAATATCATGATTATTTTTATGTTCCCAATAATTCACTTGTTTTACTAAATCAGCAAATCTACTAAATAATTCTTGATTAGGTGCTTTACATAAATTAGCTAATTGTAAATCTATTTTATCATATACTTCTATTTTAGTATCTGTTTCATATATTCTAATTCATTTCATTATTTAAAAGGATTAATACTAAAATCTATTTAATGTTTATTTTATATTTTTCCATATATTTTACTAATCACTTATTCAATAAATTAGATATACTGAATTTAGCTTTAGCATCAGGCTTTCTAATTTTTTGTATTCAATAAATAAAATTTCATAGTACCTTATCAAAATTTCAACTTCAAGGATTAAGACTTTCAATATGAGTAATCACTACATCTAGTCATAATGTTTTTCTATTCAATTCATAATAATATTGAATAAATATATTTTTTTCTTCATATTGTAGAATTTCTTCTCAAGCTATCATTGGCATTATTCAAGGTAACTTATCTCATTTTTTATATATTTTATATTCTCACATATTATTTAAAAGGGTTAAATATATATTGATGCCATTTTTTATTACTATTTATTTTATCCAATAATTGTCTGTGTGCTTTTATAATATCTTTACTCATATCTAACACTTCTAATTCTTCTTTCATCTCTCATTGAAAATCTCTTTTTAAAACTCTTTCAGATACATCATTATAATGTCAAAATTTCCAATCATTATTAAGGTCTGTGTAATTATATTTCCGTTCTCAGTCTTTATATATTCTATAATTTCAATCTTTTGAATCA